ACCGGCGATGTTGTTTCGGGTGGTATGCCTAATCGTGAACAGTCGGAAATGATGCCAGAACAAGCTGAATACGCGCCTCAACAGGGTATGCCACCACAAGGTATGCCTGAAGGTATGCCACAAAATATGCCGCCTCAAGAAATGCCACCACAAGGGATGCCACAATGAAAGCTGCGGATTTTCTAGGAATGTTATTTTTAGCCCGTGATGTGGCGCACAGTGTTCACTTGAACACACGTAGCTTTGCCAAGCACACGGCGTTGAATATATTTTACGATCGTATTATCGGGGCGGCAGACGATTTCGCGGAATCCTATCAGGGACGGCATGGTTTGATTGGCCCAATCACATTACATTCTGCCAAAAAAACAAGTAACATTATTGAGTTTTTAGAAGATTCGCTTGCTGAAATTGAAGCTGCCCGTTATGATATATGTGATAAAACTGATACTTCTCTGCAACAATTGATTGATAATATTGTTGAAATTTATCTTCGGACACTGTACAAGTTAAAATTCTTGGCATAAGGACACATCATGGAATTTTTAAACCCATTAGCAAAAACCAATTTCCCCGCATTAACTGCGTCTTATACAGGTTCGGCAGGTAATACAACCACTTGGGCTGCAGGGCCACAAGGCGTAATGGTTTGGTCTGACCAAGCCTGCTATATTGAAATTGGTGAAGGCGCTGTAGCCACAACTTCTAGCACTCCTATTCCACCTTTTACCCCAATTCCTTTTAAAGTGCCTGCTAATGTTAGCGGACAATGGCGTGTAAGTGCAATTCAAGTATCTACCGGTGGCACAATTTATTGCAAACCGATTAACGCACAATGAGTTATTTTGGCGTTCCTATTCGTAACGGCGTTTCCATTGGTCTTGGAAGCATTATTTCATTTCTTTCAGGGTATGCTGATGCAGTTGTGCAGGGTAATCTTTTAACTGAAATTGGTGACAACCTCGTCCAAGAAGACGGTGGCTTGATTCTTTTGGAGTGACATAAATGGCCGTACTAATTTCCTCATTGGGCGGTGCGGGAGCCCAGTTTTTTACCAATAGCGGTGTAATTCTGTCTGGCGGCAAACTGTATACCTATGCGGCTGGCACAACTACACCTCAAGCCACCTATACAACTTCATCTGGTGCAACAGCGCATACCAACCCAATTATTTTAGATTCCGCAGGGCGTGTGCCAGGCGGCGAAATTTGGTTGACAGATACCGTTCAGTACAAATTTATACTGCGAGATTCTGCTGATGTGCTTATTGCTACATGGGATAACTTATACGGCATAAGTAACCTTACCCTGCCAATTAGTTCGGCTAACGTCACTTATACCCAAGGCGGTACTGGCGCGATAACGTCTACTGTCCAGGCTAAATTGCGTGAATCAGTCAGCGTTTTAGATTTTATTGACCCATCACTTTACGCAAGTATTGCGGCTGGAACTTACACCAATGATCTAAGTACGCAAGTCCAAAGTGCGATTAACACGGGAAAAACAATTTTATTTCCTGCGGGAACGTATTTGTTTAACGTAATTGCCGCAACGCCTTTTATCTTAACTGGTGATGGCACAGTCAAAACATTTCTCAAACCATACGATTACACCAAAGCAATTATCAACTACAAATTGCCAGGTGGTGGATCGCAATGGTCTTTTAACACCATCATCAGAAGCGTAACTTTCCAAGGTGCTAGCGGCACGTTAACCACTGGTGGTGTTGGATTTACTTATGGCAACGTAGACCCTACTGGCTATGACATCCCTGATTCTCTTATCGGGTTTGTAACATTTGAAAATTGTCGTTTTTTGTCAATGTACAAAGGCATACAAAGACCATCTGGCAATTTAGCTTTGCAAATAACTAACTGTAATTTTGCATCTTGTTATTACGGAACATATAACGTTCAAGGCAGGGGATTTCCTCCTGGTCAATTTTTCTTGTTAAATGGTGAAACTGATTCTTGTTTGTGTGGTCACTATTTTGATGTTCAACAAGATGGCTTGGGCCAAATAAATTTTCAAAATCATGTGCTTGAAGCCAATTCAATTTGTGTGCGGATAAAACAGCCTATTGGTAGTAATCTTTATACGCCAATTACGTTTAAGGATTGCTGGAACGAGGCAAATGGTCTTTACAGGCCGGGTGGCCCAAGCACAGTAACGCTAGACAATTGGAGTGGTACTGGTGCGGGTGCAGTTCGTACAACTGAAGTTGTTAGCTGCACTTACCCCTATGTAATGTCTGTCAATCAAATTGAATGGAATGGCGGTTTTTGCGCTGGTTTTAGTTTGGCAAGCGCAAGTAATTGTTTGATGAAAATTAATTCTGCAAGAGTTGAATGCAACGCGGGCACTAATTCAAGCCCGTTTTACATAGACCCTGCTGATGCTGGCTCATGTATTTTGATGGAGAATTGCGTTACTACTAACGGGTTTCCACCGATATATAACTGCATTGACTTTGACAGGAACCGATGTCTTGATATAGGTACAACTGCTTCTGGCGCAAGAGCTAGATATTTGCAACAGATGTGGAATATTACAACAGGCACAAATCAAATTGGTTTTAATCAAACATTTCAAACTGCACAAACTATATCAACAGGATCAGGTGTTTTAGCAACAGGGTCTGTTTCTACTGGTAACGCTATTTATAGCAGCGTCAATAATTTTGCCTATAACTCACCAACAGGCAATCAACAATATAATTTTTCAAACACACAAGTTACATTAGGTACGGGATACTATGTTGTAACTTTTCAACTAGCCGCCACTAACTTAGGGTCGTTAGTTTTTAACGTTTGGAATGGCGGTTCAGCGCCTTACATTGTTTCTTTAGCGCCTATCGTAGATAGCAATTGGCACACGTACGGCGGCATTGCTTTTTACAACACAACGTTAACCGTTAATCTGGGTGGAACAAGTAATGACGCAACAGCAGTTGGCGTAAACTTTTCTATTTCAGCGTATCAAATTAAAAAGTTTAGCACTTTGCAACAAGCTGAAGATTTCTTGTACTCACGCACTTATTTAGCGGCTTAAAATTTAAGGATTAAATTATGGCAGATGCAAAAATTTCCGCGCTACCAGCAGCAACCCTTCCGCTTGCGGGGACTGAGGTGCTGCCTATTGTGCAAAGCAGCACAACCAAACAAGTGACTGTGGCGAACCTAACTGCGGGCAGGGGAATTAGCGCCACCACTGGCACGTTCACTGGTGCAATTACTCCAAGTCAAACGGCTGGAATTGTTGGGACAACAACCAATAACAACGCTAATGCAGGAAGTGTTGGAGAGGTAATATCTTCATCTGTTGCGGTAGGTTCAGCGGTTGCACTTACAACTGCCACATCTGCAACGTCAGGAACAACAGTCACCAGCATTTCTCTTACGGCTGGTGATTGGGATGTGTTTGGTGTAGTAGGTGTAAACGGCGCAGCAACAACTAATTTTACAGTCATAGCTGGCGGCATCAATACAGTTAATAATGAATTGAACAGCTTGTACGAGGAACGCACTGAATTTATTTATGGTACGGCGGGACGAGTTCCAGCGGGTAGCCCCATTTCATTCGTGTTTCCACCAACGAGAGTGTCAATAGCGTCTACTACCACTTATTACCTTATTGCATACGCACAATTTACATTGTCTACAGCAACAGGATTTGGAAGAATCACAGCAAGGAGAGCACGATGAAATTTTTTGTCAAAATAGATAACGCACGATATGTTTCTTACGAGGGCATGACTCAAGAAGCAATTACCGCTGTGCTTGCAGAGCAAAACTTAGCTTGTGAATTTGTAAGCGAGTCTGACTATGAGCAAGCAACCGCGCTTTTGAATGCACAAGCATTGATGTATATATAATAGCCAAAACCGTACTGATGCGGCACATCAGGGATTCCAAAGGAATCAAAAATGTCAGAAGAAAGTCAGCAAGAAGTAATAGCGGAAGTATCCGCGCCAGAACAGGTGGCTACGGCAGCGCCTGAAACTGAAGTAAATGCGCCGGAAGTAAGTGCTGAGGAACAGCAAAAAGAACCTTCAAGGGTGTTCACCCAAGAGGAACTGGATGCGGCCATTGGCAAACGACTTGCAAGAGAACAACGTAAGTGGGAAAGAGAACAGAATCAGAGGCAAGCGGAAGCGCAAACCTTGAAAGCGCCTGTTGAAATTCCGTCAGTCGATCATTTTGAAAGCCCTGAAGCGTACGCAGATGCACTAGCGCTAAAGAAAGCTGAAGAACTGATTGCCCAACGAGATCACGCACGGCAGCAATCTGTTATTCTTGAGACTTATCACGAGAAAGAGGAAGAAGCGCGGACTAAATATGATGACTTTGAACAAGTCGCATATAACCCAAACGTCCCAATCACGACCGTGATGGCTCAGGTGATTCAAGCCTCAGATATTGGCCCCGAAGTAGCATATTACCTCGGTGCAAATACTAAGGAAGCGAGTCGCATATCCCGTCTTGCGCCGATGTTGCAAGCCAAAGAAATTGGGTTGATTGAGGCTAAATTGTCCTCTAATCCTCCTGTTAAGAAAACAACGTCTGCACCTGCACCTATTTCACCTGTTACAGCGCGTTCTACTGGTTCACCCGCGTATGACACAACTGATCCTCGTTCTACGAAGACCATGAGTGCATCCGAATGGATCGAAGCAGATCGAGCAAGACAGATGAAAAAGTTACAAAGTCAGATGAACCGCTAATTATTTTTTGAAGGATTTTTAATCATGGCTAATAGTATTCTAACGATTGACATGATTACTCGGAAGGCTCTGGAAATTTTAGAGAACAACCTTGTAATCACCCGTAACGTGAACCGTCAGTATGACGACAGCTTTGCTGTTGAAGGTGCTAAGATTGGTTCAACCCTCCGTATTCGTTTACCAGACCGTGCTTTAGTTACTGACGGCGCCGCCTTGCAAGTTCAAGACGACAACGAACAATACACAACTTTAACCGTTTCTACCCAGAAACACATCGGCGTAAACTTTACGTCTGCTGAATTGACCATGCAATTGGACGATTTTGCGGAACGTGTGCTTAAGCCTCGTATCAGCCAGTTGGCATCTAGCGTTGACTCTGACGTTGCTAATGCGTTCAAAACCATTGGTAATTCTGTTGGAACTCCTGGAACCACGCCAAGCACTTCTTTAGTTCTGTTGCAAGCGCAGCAAAAACTAAACGAAAATGCCGCTGTAATGTCGCCACGTTATGCTACAGTTAATCCTGCTGCTAACGCCGGTTTAGTCGAAGGCATGAAGGGCTTGTTTAACCCAACCGATACCGTTAGCCGCCAGTTCAAAAACGGCATGATGGGCACGGGTGTGTTAGGCT